CAAATGAAACAAGCTCTGGAAAAGGCTGGTACTTTATCTGGTGCTGCCAATGCATTGAATTGTAGTCGTGAAACAGTAAGAAAGTATTGTGAAGAGTATCCTGAGTTAGACAATGCTATTGAAGTTGCAAGAGATAAATTATTAGACATGGCAGAAAATAGGTTATGGAAAAATGTAGAAACAGGACATCCCTCTAGCATATTTTTTACATTAAAAACATTAGGCAAAAATAGAGGCTTTGTTGAAAGAACAGAAACCACAGGTAGAGATGGCAGAGATATAGTGCCTGTTCTTAATATATCGGTAAAGGATGTCTAGTCAGGCATTAATTGATATAGAATTATTTCCAAAACAGGCTATTGCTTTAAACACAAAAGCAACAGAAGTTTTATATGGTGGTGCTGCTGGCGGTGGGAAATCTCATCTTATGAGAATAGCAGCTATTAATTGGTGTGCAGAAATACCTGATTTACAGATATATTTGTTTAGACGTGTTCGAGATGATTTAATCAAAACACACCTTGATAGCATGAATGGTTTTAGAAATTTGTTGGCTGCTTGGGTTGATGCTGGCTTAGTCAAGATAAAAGAAGATGGAGTGTTTTTTTGGAATGGCTCAAGAATTTACCTATGCCATTGTCAGCACGAAAAAGATGTTGGTAAGTACCTTTCTAGTGAAATACACGTTTTGTTAATTGACGAGCTAACTACCTTTACAGAGCGTATGTACCGACAGCTTAGAGCAAGAGTACGGATGGTAGGTGTGACTATACCAGAAAAGTATAAAGGGCAGTTTCCACGCATTCTATGCGGTTCTAACCCAGCGAATATTGGTCATCTATTTGTAAAAAGCACGTTTATTGATGGTAAAGAACCACTTGAAATATATAAATCTGATAGTGAAGAAGGTGGTATGTTGCGACAATATATCCCTGCCAGGGTAAATGATAACCCGGCACTGTTAGAACAAGACCCAACATATGTAGACAAGCTTAAAGGTATTGGCTCAGATGCACTGGTCAGAGCAATGCTTGAAGGTGATTGGAATGTGGTTGAAGGAGCATTCTTTGATTGTTGGTCAGATGACAAGCACGTTGTCAAACCATTTACTATTCCAGAACATTGGACAAGGTTTATATCAGGCGATTGGGGATATGCAGCACCATTTAGTTTTGGATGGTGGGCTGTTGTATCTGATGACTACCAAATGGCTAACGGCAGAACATTGCCAAGAGGCTGCCTGGTAAGGTACAGAGAATGGTATGGTTCTGCATCAAACAAAAACACAGGGCTGAGAATGGAAGCAAACTTAGTTGGTCAGGGCATTACAGAACGTATGGCTGATGATGAAGAGATGGATTATGGTGTTCTTGATCCAGCAGCGTTTAGTGAAGATGGTGGACCGTCTATAGCAGAACGTATGTACGAAGGCGGTGGACCGTACTTTAAACGAGCCGACAATAAACGAATAGCACGAGCCGGGGCAATGGGCGGTTGGGATACAATGAGAGCCAGAATGAAAGGCGATGATGACGGTAGACCAATGGTTGTTTGTTTTAGCACTTGTGTTGATAGCATAAGAACAATACCGGCATTACAGCATGATATGATGCGTCCAGAAGACCTTAACACTCACATGGAAGACCACGCAGCAGACGAGTGGAGATATGGTTGCATGAGCCGTCCTTACACTACCAAAACACCAGAAGTTGTACATGGGGGGTTGCCAAACGAGAACTTTTCTGAAATAATGCGTAGGAACAAGATTGCTCGTGGTGGCGGTGAGGGATACATTTAATGCAAGATAGTCGTAGTCAATTACAGAAATTCTGGCAAAATCAAATACAATCTGCCAAACATTGTGAAGAGCCCTGGCGGAAACAATCAGACAAGATTATTAAGATATACCGGGATGGTGGTGACCGTAAAGGTAAGGGTCAGTTTAATATTCTTTGGGCAAATACTGAAATACTTAAAGCAGCTACACTTTCAGCCGTATCACCACCTAACGTATCAAGACGCTATAAAGACGAAGATTATCACAGCAAGAAAGCTGTAGAAATTCTAGAACGCAGTCTTGAGTTCCAACAAGATCAGGAAATATTTGCACGAACATTACGCAAGTGTCGTGATGATATGCTGTTAGTTGGTAGAGGTGTAATATGGTTTGAATATGATGCAGATTTTGAACTTGTAGACATGGATAGCATAGAAATGCCACCGCAAGTTGATGAGGCTGGTGAGCTAATAGACAGTGAAGCATTGTTTATGATTAACGGCATAGAAACTGAGCCTGATAACATTACAGACGATGGTATTGGACAAATTGAAATACAATCATCACAGCGTGTAACACCAAAATACATTTATTGGAAAGATTACCTACAAAGCAACAGCCGGTCAGAAGAAGACGTATGGTGGAAAGCTCGTAGGCATGGTCTAGTGCTAGACGAGATAAAATCACTGTTAGGTCAAGATGCTTGCGATAAAATAGACTTACCACAAAACACTAACGATGAGGGTGTTGAAGTTTATGAAGTATGGGAAATATGGAACAAGACCAAAAGGCAACGTATTTGGTTTACAGATAAAGCTACTGACACACTACAAATTGAAAAGCCACCTATTAAACTAACTGATTTTTTCCCTTGTCCAAAGCCACTATTTCCCTTTGAAACAAATGGCACAATGATCCCAATTCCAGAATATATGATCTACCAGGAACAAGCCATTGAGTTAAATCGAATTGTTGACAGGCTGACAAAGCTGACAGGAATGATGAAAGTGGCTGGTGCTTACAACGGTGCAGACAAAGACAGTGTTGTTGATATGAGTAGTTTGGAAGATGGACAGTTTAAAGCAATCAAGAATGCTACTGCTTTTGGTGAGAAGGGTGGCTTTGCCGGTGCATTGTTTAGTTTACCATTGCAAGAAATTGCGGCTGTTATACAGCAACTTGAGGTGCGTAAATCTATAATTAAGAATGAAATATACGAGATTACAGGCATATCTGATCTGCAACGTGGTGACTCAAATGCACAAGAAACAGCAACAGCACAACGGTTAAAGGGCAGTTACGGTGCAATTCGGTTGCGTCCTAGACGTGAACCAATGGAAGAGTTTATCCGGGACAGTTACCGTATTATGGGTGAAATCATTGCCGATGAGTTTTCTGCAACGTCACTGCAAAAATTAACAGGTATAGAGCCTGATCCAGAATGCATGGCATTGCTACAAAATGACCAAATGCGTGACTTCAGAATTGACATAGAAACTGATAGCACAGTGCAACCAAACGAGATTACTGACCAACAAAAGGCTGTTGAATATAGCACAGTAATAAGCAATATACTTAGTCAGGGAATACCAGCAATACAAGCCTATCCACAAATAGCACCATTTCTTGCTGAAAGTTTAAAGTTTGTGGCTCGCCAATTTAAAGCCGGTAGGCAACTAGAAGATCAGCTTACACAGCTAACTGATAGTATTGAGCAGATGGGGCAACAGCAACAACAGCCTGGACAAGAACAACAAAACCCAGAAGCACAACAGCAAGCTATGGCACAGCAGCAAGAAGGCATGATGGCACAAGCTGAAATGCAAATGAAACAACAAGACATGGCAATAAAAGCACAAACTGCTCAAATGAATAACCAAACCAAATTGCAAATAGCCAACATGAATGCACAAACTAAAATGATGGACACACAAACTAGGGCAGAGGCTGAAGCAGAACGTAATGCAACAACCATACGCAAGAACGAGTTAGATGTGTTAGCTGGCAACGCAAGGAACTTTAACCAATGATTGTAACGCAAAAAGTACATCCTAGAACAGGTCAAATAGTTACAGTTGGTGAATACCATAGAGGTGAAATTCGTTTGGCATACAGCCGATTAAAAACACAATTAAGCAAATATTGCAGTTACCTATGGTGTGAATATGCAGCTAAATATAAGCCAAAGAAGCCAAAAAAAGAATTTGCTGCTAAGTTAGACCATTGGAGAGCTACTGGCACTTTGACAGTTGTAACAGACGATACTGTAGAGCATTTTAAGTCACATGCTGATGGCAAGATGTACAGCAGTAAAAAGAAATACCGGCAAGAATTACATGGCATGGGCTATGAAGAAATAGGTAACGATACTAACGAAGGACTAAAGCATAAGGCTGTTTTAGAAGATCAGGCTAAATTAAAGGACATCAAAAACGACATCGAAAGGACATGGGATGGCTATTGAGGAAGTTAAGGAGACAAGCATTGAAGACGATATTATGGCAGCTATGGAAATGGCTGATGAACCTATTTCAGAAGATGATGCAGATTTGCACAATGATGCTACAGAAAGCACAGAAGATGGTGCAGTGGCTTCAGAGCCAGTTCAAGAAGATAGTGAACAACATACGGATGAAGTAGCTACTGAAGAGGCATCTACAGAAGAAGTAG